CGGTGGCGTGGAGAAGGAGTCCTGGCTAAACTCGTAGGACATTTCCCGCAGCTTCCGCCCGCCGCGCTGGATGAACATGGCGGTCTGCCCCGCCCGGATCGACGGGACATAGGCCGATGAGCCTCTGTCAGACGCGCGCCGGATGTAGATGTTGCTTGGCGTCACCGCCTGTTGCGCCGCCGATGAGGCTGACAACAGATGCTCGCCAGACGCCGTGCCGATAATCACGCCCTTCCACGTCGGAAGCAGCCACAGGATGGCGTTGGTTTCATCGTCATCCATGCCGTAGGTGATCGAATTGCTATCAATAACGATACCATCCGGCTCGGTCGGCGCCATGTTAAAGAAATCACCGCTCTGGCTCGACCAGATCGTTGACGGCGATGCGTTGTTCCCGCCCCACCAGGTCCGCTGTTGGAAGAAGCACACCGTGCCGGGATAGCCATTCGTCTCGCCCCAGGCGCCCAGCTTCCACCGCGCCGTCCCGCCAGTCGATGGAAATGTGGTGCTTTGAACGCCCCGATCGCTCCAATTCCGGTTGCTTTGGTTGTACTCAGGGGAACCCGCCCCGTCCGCGAAGGCATCGGCAACTTCCACTGTAACTGTCCGGGCATCCGTGTAGCCCGTGATAGTACCCCATCCCCAGCAGGACTTGCCGCGCCCAAGATACTGCAAGCGGGCGGTCCCGTCCTCAGTATAGTCACCCTCATCAATCGGCATATTCAGGTCATAGTCCGGGGTCGTTCCGGCCAAATCTTCCGCCGCCGTGGTGCCGGACTTGACTACACGCCACACCCGGCGGATGCCGCGATCATCACCCCAAAAGACTTCACCACGTTCATAGTAGGTGCTGACCACTCTTTCCTGCGCTTTGTCGTAAAGCGCAATCTGCCGCCCTACATCCGACGCCGCGAACACATCATCGGATGATGTTATTGTAATGGTTCCGACTGTATTAGCGGCGCTGGCGCTCAATTCAATCGCCGTCGTGTTCTCTTGTTCCCAGGGGCCGTTCTTGAACACAATTTCCTGCGTCTCGAACGTGTCCACCGCCGTCCGCTTGATGATGCGCGGTGGGTAGTCGGGATGGCAAATGAACAGGAAATCCCCGGACTGAGCGAAACGTAGCCGCGACAGGTCCGCTGTCTGGTAGGGTAGCGTTACCTCGACCGGGCTGCCGCCACTCTCCACCCGGCCCCGGTTGGTGTAGAACCGGGCATACTCGTTGCCGATCTCCACGACATACGCCGTGAACGCCGAAACCTTGAAGTGCTGCAACCGGCATGTGACCGCACTATCCTTGCACGCCTCCACGTAATAGCTGCCAGGACGGCGAGACGCGCCGCCGTAAGGCAGAACCATGGCGTTGATGAGATCGCGTGTGCCATTAGGATAGCGGTCAATGTCCGTCCGCCCGTAAAGCAGCGGGGAGATTTCACCGGCAGTGAAGTTTGTCTGATTATGACGGATTTGCGCCATTAGCGCCTCGCGTCAATGAGCGTGTCATCCGTGTATTGAGACGGTGCGCTTTCCCGTGCATCCGCGCCGCGTGCCGCCCGAATGGCAATCTGGTATTCTTTCCCCAGAGCCTCGCGCCGCGCCCCGCTTTCCGTCAGGGGCATTGCCAATTCCATTGCAATCCGCAGCACCAGCGCCGTCACGAATTTCGGGGGAAACTCCACCACGTCCGCGCTGTTGGTGATGTACTTGACATAGATCGGGCTTTCCCAATCCGTCAGAATATTCCGCCCTTCCGAAGCCCAGCTTGTCTTCTGGTAGTCCTCGTTGACCGACAGGATGCGGAGCGCGTCGGACGGGAAGGGATACTGATAATCCCACTCATAAGCCGGGGTTGTGGCGGACGCGGCCAAGCTGGCGCGGCGGGTGGCGAAGTTCCAGGGATGATCCTGAAGCAATTCGTCCCGCAATTCCTCGTAAATACGGTTGCAGATGTCCGCCCTGGGCGTGCCTTCGCTCAAAGACGTGATGACCGCCTGCCCGATTGCGTTTAGAGCGCGATTGCAGATGCCAACAGCGGAAACGGCCATGGAAGTTTAGGGCGGGGTTTCCCCCGCCCCTCCCTTTAGTTGTTCTCGATGTACTCAAGAACCATCGTCAGGGTACCGGGGTCGGTCACCTGGGTCGTGATCGTCACGGCGATGTCATAGGACAGCTTGGTGTCGGTGGTCTGGGAAGCGATGTCGTCCCATACCTTCTGTCCGAGGACAGTCACGCCGCGCGCTTCGTGAGCAAGCTCAACGCCTGCAAGCACATTGGCGGTAGCAAAGGAAGCCGCCGACGCATAAGCGTCAACGTCAACCACCGCGCCACCATCCGCCTGCGTGCGATACAGGCCCACGTCAGCCGCCATGGCAGTCAGGGTGTCAGCAGTGAAGTACTTGATGGACAGAACAGTGTCCGAGGACTTCACCCGGAACATGCGATAGATCGAGCCAACGTCATCGTTGTCTGCAATCGAAACTCGCGCGATCTGCCGACGAACAACACCACCATAGACGCCGGGATCGTTCAGAACCGGCGGCGAGGCCGCGATGTTGTCGATGATGGCGGAGTGTTCAGTTGTGGTAACAGCCATTTCACATCACTCCGAGCACTTGATTTCGATGACTTTGGCATCCTCCACCCGAGATGCCCCGAGGAACATTTCGTGGTAGACTTGCCAATTGTAGTTCTTGTCCGCGCGCTGGCTCACATTCGCCTTGATGTCAGCGCCAACAGCCATGAACATGCCGGACTTCTGCCACGCCGGAACCCGACGATAGCTGCTGCCATCGGTCGCAAGACGCTCCGAGTGAATGAAAGTGAAGCCCATGAACTGGTTGACCTTGCCGTCCACCAGAGCCTTCACGCTGTTATAGTCGGCGCTGGTCACTTCGGTAGTGGCCAGGAGGTTCGCCATCTGCTTGCTCGACACGGCGCAAAAGCATTCCTCATCCGGGTCCACTTCCCCCGCCATGAGCTTCTGTTTCGCTTCGATCAGCTTGGAAACGGTCAGGCCGGTGTTGCCGGAACCGGAGCCATAGGCCCAGGAATTGACCGCAACCTGATTGGCTGCCGGGAAGGAAACCGTGGTCCCACCCGTCTCGCCACGATACACGTCCGCCCAGAACGCGGTGTTGATAACCGAGTCCTTCTGGCGGTTCATCGCAGCGTGGCAAGCCTGGACGTAGCGCGAACGCGGGTCTTCCAGGGTTTGCAGCGCGTCGATGCTGTCGAGCATGTGTACGACATTTTAACCAGCCAGGTCCACGCGGGTCCGCTGGTGAGTGATGTCGTTGTTCGGGGTGTCCTGATAACGGCCAACGATCTGCTGGGCCGCCGTGGTGCCAATGGCATCATACCAATGGGTCTTGCCGGTGCCAGATTCCATCTGCACCGCAGCCGCAAGGCGACTGTCTGTCTGCTGCGCCAACAGGTCCAGAGTATTCCTGAACCGCTGGGAGTAGATAACCGAAATGTCTTCGGCCATAGGGGAAAACTCCTATACGATTGATTTTCACAATCGGCGGAGTTGTCCCGTAGGATTCTACCTAAGCCGTTGATTTCAGGCCGCTTTCGTCACCTGTCGCCGCTGTCCCGATCCTCCGCAGGAGGGTTGCCGGGCTTGGCGGTGAGAAAAATAAGAAATTTCTCAGCACGTTGCAAGACATTTTCCGTGCTGCCCTGCACATTGACCGGCCCGCAACTCTTGACAGCCAGCGTCAAAGCCGTCTCCCGGACGCTCAGAACAGGCGCGGGAGCCTCCTTCGTCTTATAAACCGGGGTCGGTGGGGGAACCTTCAGGCCATCACCGGCTAACGCCGAGGGGTCTTTTTCAGCATAATAAAGCCGGGGAGGGCGACCCATTATCCGACCCTCCCGGTCATCGCCTCATTCGCCGCCTTCCACCGCGCCTGCGCTTCGGGGTCGCCAGCCATAAGCTTCGACCGGAATTCCTTGTCCGCAGACAGTCGGCCAACCTCATTGGCGCCCTGTTCCGGCGTCATCGCCGTCCCCTGGCCCCCACTGGCGCCGCCGCCGATCAGACCGCCCGGCTCCATCATCCTTTCGCCAACCACCGCCATCATCTGCACGAAAGCAGGCAGGTTCGCCAAGCCATACCCACCCTGATCCGGCGCCTGGAACAGCTTGGCAATCTCGGGGTTCCCAGAGTCCACCATCGCCGCAACCACCCTGTTCGCGGCATGCATCTTCTGGTCATACGCCTGCCCCCAGGTCTGGCGCAGCATATTGTCCGTCCGGTTGGCAAACGCCTCACTCGCCAACGCCTCGCCAATCCGAGGCAGGAACGTCTCCATCGCCTTGCCAGGGTCCGACATCTGCTCCGCATACCGGGCGCCCATGCCATCCAGCATGGTCTTCATACCTTCGACCTGGCGCTTCGTCAGGCCCATCCGATGCAACTCAGGCAACGCCTCAGACCACATCGCCTTTTCAGCCTCATTTGTCGGCTGTATCCCGTAATCCGTCGGGGTATTTGGACGGCCCATCTTGGAATAGACCGTCTCCCAGCCAGCCGCATCATTCTCATCACGTGGAATAGGCAACAGGGTGTTCCGATCCATCCCCGTCATCCGAGCGGCATTTTCGTAGGACTTCGCCAAATCCTCGACGCCCTTGAAGTTTTGGAACGCCGGGTTGGTCCGATACGTCTCGGGAAGCCACTCGTTTCCGCCGCCCTGCTGCTGCTGGACTTCCTGTCCGCCACCCGGCGGCGGCGTGCTAGTGGTTTGCGTTTCGCTCATTTAGTAAATCTCCTGTCTCGCTAGACAACATGAACTGAACCAACTCGACCGGCTCACGTGTGATCTGGTCGATGATATGCAACCCGATCTTCCTCGCCCCCTCAGTCTCATCATTAGGGGACGGCAAAAGAACGCCGCATTTCCGCAAGAGGTCCGCCAAGACGACCTGCCCGCTTTCCGTGGCAAACGTCGCCCGATAGTGCCGCATCAACGCCTCGCGGTCGCGCCGGATGTCGTCCGGGCCCTTGCCCGCATCAGCCCGCTGGTCGTGTAAGTTCCGCCTTACCCGTGGCATTAAGCAGCCTGCACTTGTCCAGCCGACGCCGCCTGCGCCAACTGGTTAATGCCGCCACCAGCCTGCCCGACCATCTTGGTCATGGCATCCGCCGCCATCATCTGCTGCATCTGCGCTTCACGCTGCTGCCGCGCCTCCCGCAACTGCTGGACCTGCTCCTTGTCCCGCAACGTCGATGCTGGCGCGCCCATCCGATCCGCCAGGAACGCCGTCATTTCATCACCATCAAGGTTATCAATGACCGAGGGATCACCCGCCGCGACAGCAGATAGCGCCTGGATGAACTGCAACGCCTGCCCGGCATCCTGGGACTTCTGTGCCGCCGCGAGCGGACTGGAATACTCCACATGCCAGCCAACCCCCTGCAACGATTGCGGAGGAGGTGGCAACATGCCAGCCCGCCACATGATGTTGAAACACCGCTCGATCACCGGCCCCAGCAACTCCGTCTGCAACCGCGATACCATCGGACCCATCATCCGAAGCATCTCATCCCGGCGCTGGATCACCTCCGTCGCCGTCATGTTTGGGCGCTGCGGTAGATTCATCCAATTTACGTAAAAAGCCGCCTGGACCCGCGCTTCCATAGACGCGATCTTGTCCGCCGCAATCTCAGGGCGTTCACCCGTTGGAATGGCGAATATCCGGTCCTCATACCCCTGCATCTCAGCCCGGTAGTAATTCAACGCCCGAGGCGAACGGTTCAACGTGGACAAGAACCCATCATCCGGGACCGCCAAGCTGGGGCTGTTCGCCAGCATCACGCCGCGAAGATGCTCCTCCTCCAACTTGTTCAAAGCCTTCACATCCGGCAGCGCATTCATCCCAGGCCCAAAGCCCATGCTCTCGCCCGACCGCTTCGACCAGCGCGCCGCAACAAACGGCTGCTCCTCATACCGTTCAACCTTGCCCAGAGCCCGCTTGGACTTCTTCAACACATACTGGCCAACAAACGGAACCCGCTTCTTCGGATCAGGGAATATCGCGTGCACACACTCCAACATGTTATCCGGCGTCCGCTCCGCCTCCGACCTGACATCGGAAGGAATATCCCAACCCGGCATGTTCGCGACATCAATCGCCCGCATCTTAAAACACCGATACAGCGTATCCATGTTTCCGTCGTCGTTCTCCGACAGGAAGCACTCTTGCAAGGGCAGCGTCTTAAACTGCGGCCCCATCATCCCCTTGTCCGAGATAAACAGAACGCCATTCCCAAACCCGGAAACATCCAACAAGCTCTCATGCGCGTTCAGATCGAACCGGCGGCGCGGCGATGTGAACATCAAGAACATCTTGTCCGTCGCCGTCTCGAACCAACGCTTGGCCTCGCCATCGTTCAGGCGGTCATCATCCGGCCTGAGCG